CTTCCAAGCAAGAAAATTTTGGTTAGAAAGAAGAACGCAGAAATATAAACCCAAACAAGATTTCGATTTGACTGGCGATATTGAATTTGATTATAAGAAATCTTATGGGAGGGAGATGGTTTAAGAAAAAGGTATATTTCGAAGATTTAGCACATTTTACACAAAAACAGGAAGAAGCAACAAAGCTTGCTTATGAATATGATTATCTTCTATTTGGGGGAAGAGCTGGTGGAGGCAAATCCTATTTTCTTAGATGGTTTCCGATTAGATTTCTTCACGAGTATTGTTTTAAGAAATTAGGATTAGTGGGAGTAAGGGCAGGCTTATTTTGTGAAGATTACCCCGCCTTATGGGATCGTCAGATAAGTAAATTGAAATATGAATTTCCTAGATGGTTAGGGACATATCGGGGACAACAACATGAGTTTGTTTTAAAGAATAAGTTTGGAGGAGGAGTATTAGCATTTAGAAACTTAGATGATCCATCAAAATACTTATCAGCTGAATTTGCTTTAGTAGCTATTGATGAACTGACAAAAAATCCAAGAGAAACATTCGACTTCATCAGATTAAGAAAGAGATGGCCTGGCATTAAAAGAACAAAATTTATTGCAGGAACTAATCCTGGAGAAATTGGACATAACTGGGTAAAAAAATTATGGATAGATAAGAATTACGATTCCAACGAAAGAGAAACAAACCAATTTTATTTCTTGCCTTCGTCTTATAAAGATAATCCTTATCTTGAAGAAGAATATGAGCTAGTGCTTGATTCTCTTCCAGAAAAGATGAGAAAGGCTTATAAGGAAGGTAACTGGGACATCTTTGAAGGCCAATACTTTACAGAATGGGATAGAGAAAAGCATATAGTTAATCCATTTTCAATTCCTCCTTCTTTTAAAAAATTCAGGGCTTATGATCATGGAAGAGAGAGTCCGGCTTGTTGTAAATGGTATGCCCTAGATCATAACGGAAGACTTTGGGTATATAAGGAGCTATACCGAAAAGGATTAAATATAGATCAAATAGCCCAAGAGATTAATAATCTTTCAGTGGATGAAAATTATGAGTATTCTGTAGCAGATCCTTCTATTTTTGCTAATATAGGCTTTGTAGATAAATATGGAGGGCAAACTATTGCAGAATCTTTTGCCAGACACGGTATCGTCTTTCTTCCAGCTTCCAACAGGAGAATAGACGGTTGGAGCTTAATGCACCAATATTTATATCAAGACCAAGAAAAAGATCCTAAATTAGTTTATTTTAATACTTGTTTTGATTCAATTAGAACTATCCCAAACTTAATACATGATAAAAACAAACCAGAAGATTTAGAAACTATGGGAGAGGATCATGCAGCCGATTGTGATAGATATATGCTTTTAAGTCTTCACGAAAGGGTAGCTCAACCTCCAAAAACAGAAGTTGAAAAGAAATTAGAGAGATTAAAAGAACAAGGACCTGACTTAAATAAATTATATACAGGACAATATTATCGTGATAGTTTTTCACATAATAATTAAAAGGAGTTGCCAGAGCTTTAAGTAAAAATGGCAGAAGAGAACAAATCAATAATAAAAGAAAAATTTAATAAAACTAAATTATCAGAACAAGATCAAAAAGATTTTGAATTCGTTTTAAATAGGATAAAGGATCTTCAAGAAACAAGAAAAAACCATTATGGAATAAATCTTGATATTCTTTGGTCAGATGCTGATAAAGATTATATTCCCCATAGATTAAAAACAACCGGAAGGAGATCTATAGTGTCTGATGAGGATAAAGGTTGGAGAGGGGCTTTAATAAGTCTTGGTACGGCAGATTGGCAATCAGATGTTTCTCAAGCTAATATATTTACAAAAATACAAACAGCCCTAGCTATTTTAATAGACCAAAACCCAACTGGTGTATTTACTCCAAATACTAAAAAATATCAGGCAACAACAGAGTTAATAAGACAACTTTATCAGAGAAGTTGGGAATACGCTAAAAGTAAGCAGCAACTAAAATTATTTGTTTTTAATTTAGCTAAATATGGTTGGGCAATAGCTAGGACTTTTCCTTTGCGTATTAGTAGAAAAGTAAAAGTTATTAAAGAGTATAATCAAGAAAACCCAAGCCAATCAGTTTATGACACAAAAGAGATAGTAGAGTTTAATGATATTATGAGAGAGAATATTGACACCAGAAATGCTTGGATAGACGATATGGCAAAACCTTCTAATCGATTTTCTTTAAGAGATTGGTGTTGGCGGAAAGTTTATGCTTTGGATGCTGCAAAAGAAGAGTTTGGGAAATATCCAAATTGGAAATATGTTGAAGCAGGAGGAATAATAACTGAAACTTTAGAATCTACTAAGACAACTACTAAGAAGTTCCAAGAAAGAAATCTTGTTGAGATTTATTTCTATGAAAATAGATTAAAAGATTTATTTGTTGTTATAGCCAATGGTATCCCCATAATGATAGAACCGTTACCCATTTCAGATACTAAAGGGAATAAGAAATTGTCTTGTTGGCAAACCTATTGGATGTTAAGACATTCTGAATCTCCTTACGGAGTCGGTATTTATGAAGCTGTTAGATATGATCAAGCCCTGTTAGATCGTTTAAGAAATATGACCATTGATCAACTGACGCTCTCAATTTATAAGATGTTTTTCTATCAAGGCACGCAAGCCTTAACAGAAACAGGAGATATTAAAATAACTCCTGGTGTTGGAAAACAAGTGTTAGATCCTAAGAATATTAATTGGCTTGAAGTTCCGCCTCCTGGAGCTGAAGCTTGGAAAGGATTAGAATTTATCAAAAAAGATCTTGATGAAGCTTCTGGAATTACAGATCCATTATTAGGAGTGATAACCGGTAAAACTGCATTTGAGATAGCTCAAGCCAAAGAATCCGCTCTAAAAAAACTAAAAACACCTTTAAATAATATTTCTGAAGCTCTAGATCAGGAGGGATATATTACTGTTTCTTTAATCCAACTTTTATATTCCATTCCAGAAATTTATAAAATTTCAGATCCTATTTTAATAGAAGACTATTTATCTGAAATAGAAAGTGATCCTGAACTCTATGAAAGAGACGAAGAAGATAACTTTATTGCTAAGGTGTTTCCAGAATTTCCTATGAATTTAACTAAAGACGAAAAGGAAAATCTTATTGAAACTAATGAAACTCGCTTTTTTAGGATAAAGCCTCGTTTCTTGCAATGGGAAGGTATTATAAATATAAAATCCCAATCTGTATTAGCTCCTTCAAAACAAATAGAAAAGGCATTAGATTTAGAAATGTTTAATATTCTAATACCTTTATTGGCTCAACCTAAAGAAATTTATGGTAAGATTGCAAAAACTATTGTTAAAGATTATGATAAAGATCCTCGTGATGTTCTACCCGATGATTGGTTAGAAGAAACACCAACAAGTCAAGAACAATCTTTAATTGTTTCACAAGAAACAAAACCTTTCCCTCAAGGAAATATAGAAGCCGAAAGATTAGTTGGAAGAACAGAAATCCCTGAAAGACCAAAAAATCTTGCCCAAAGAATAGTATCAAGATTATCTCAGCCATTTAGAAGTGTATGATTTCCAATTCAGAAAAATCACAAATAAAAATATTGCTTCAATCCCCCCAATGGAAAGTTGCTGAAAGAGTAGCCGGAGAATTATGTGATAAGATTTCTTATAATTCTAAATTAAGACCAACAGAATGGGAAACTTTACAAACATTATTAATACAAGAAGGACAAGTGCAAGGAATTAAACTATTTGTTAAAGAGCTATATAATGAGGCTCAAAATTCATGACAAAATTAGAAATAATTTTTCAGAGCATTAAAGTCTTATTAGGTGTTATTGGAATATTTATTGCATTTAAGATATTTGAAACTTTATATAATCTTTGGTCATTTTATTGTTTAAATAATCTTTGTTAGAGTATGATAATACCTTTACGAGATTATGTTCTTTTGGAAGAAATAGAAAAAGAAATAATAGAAGGCGGAACAATTATTGTTCCAGAATCAGTAATGAAAGAATCTTCAAGAAAGGGCAAGATAATTAAAACAGGCGAAACAGTAGAAAATTTAAAAGAAGGAGATATTGTTT